AACGCGGCATTTGACCAGGACGTTTTTGGGGAGGTGGCGCGGGTCCTGCAACGGCTCGCCAGCCGCATCGATGGGGTCGACAGCTGGGGAGAATCCTGGCAGTCCCGCCCGGAGACCGCTCACGATTCCAATGGCAACACGGTGGCCGAAGTGACCTACCACGAGGCTACCCCGGCGGCGGAGGAGTACACCTGGGCCGATGCCCGAGAAATGGCGACCGCGTGTAATGCCAGGTCCCAGCACGTGGCAGTCGATCGGCTTGACGTTCGATTTGCTGACGGGTCGCACCGCGTATACGACCATCCCGAGACCGCCGTCGACGACATGGCCGACATGCTGGCCGATATCGATGGATCCGTAGACTTTTAGAAGGGAAGAACATGAGAGAACCAGAAACGCCATTTATTCGATACAAGATCGTCCGATTTTGGCATCCTGCAGTGCCACGCAAGAGCCATAGCAAAATTATGCAAACCGGTCTCACGCTGGAGGAGGCCCAGAAACACTGCAACGACCCGCGTACCCGCGAGGAGGGAGTTTGGTTTGATGGGTACACCCAGGAGGGCGGCTAGCATGCGAATGACCAAACCGCTAGCCACCGCAATAACCGGGGGCCTCGGGGCCCCGTCCAAGATGCCAGGCAGCGCATGGGGAATCCCCGCGTCCACGTGCCAGGTCGGTGGCTTACTCAAATTGCAAGATGGCACACAATGCGCCATCTGCTACGCGGAACGTGGCCGGTATCGATTCCAAAACGTGCAAAATCGGCTATGGGCCTCCCTCGAGTTATTCAACATCGCCGCGGAGAGCCCCCGGGGCCTCGACCGCTGGGCGGATGCAATGGCCTACCTGATTGACGAGACCAACGACCGCTGGTTCCGCTGGTTTCACTCGGGCGACCTGCAGTCCCCTGCAATGGCACGGGCCATCTTCCGCGTTTGTGAATTGACCAAACGTGTCAAACACTGGATGCCGACGCGGGAACGTCGACACGTCAACGCCGCAGGCGAGGCCCCCGGTAATCTCACAATCCGCTGGTCGGGCTCGCTGATCGACGGAGACCCGCCGACCTGGGCGCGACATTGCAGCGTTTTGAGTACCGGAGCCCGCCGGCATGGCAGGAGATGCCCCGCCCACATGCAAGGCAACGCCTGTGGCGATTGTCGAGCCTGTTGGGACCAACGGGTGACAGTTATTGAATACGAGGTAAACAACGTCAACTAGAAGGGACGGAACCCGCAATGACCGGCACGGAGGTAGGCCTGGCAGTCCTCGCGATTGCCCTGATTATCATGGGAACAATCGACATATTCGGAGGAAACGACCAATGACGCTGGACGAATGCGCGGAGGTGATCGCGCGATGCGACGCCCAAACCGGGAGCAACCTAGCGGAACGGCTGCAGCGGCAGCTAAACCCCGAGGGGTACCTACCGCCACCGATCGAGGAAACAGGCAAAGACGGACGGCCCCGGCCCGCGTCACCGATGAACACGCGGCTGGCATACGCTCGCCAGTTCGCCGGATACGCCCTGGAACGGCTATCCAAGACCAACAGCCCGTTCCCCAACAGCTGCCACGTCAACGAGAACGGGCCGATTGACGGCCCACACCCTTACTTCGACTGAAAAGGAAAAGGAAAATGACAGACCAGGACAAATCAACACCAACGAACACCTCGGAAAACACTATCAACCACCAACCACCAACCACCGATTGGAAGACACAGGTCGTCCCCTGCAATTTCCTGTGGATGCTCGCCGAGTTCGGCAACATCGCCCCCGGGCTGGCCGAGTGCGAGGGGATGAAGCATGGGTTCCATGTCACGTGGTACATAGAGCGAGACTGGTTCCCCAGGGGTAAGTGGGATGAGGTCTGCTTCCTGGCCTGCAGAGAGAACAAGATCAGGGCAGGTTTTAATGGGAAGTTCCTCAGCAAGTACCGCACCGAGTACCTCGCTATCTCCGGACTGGCCGAGAGCAACGACGCGGAGTGGTTTGACTACGACGACCCGAAGGGAGGGGAGTGATGCCGAAGTGGAATCCGCCAACGCCATACGAGCGATGCGAAAACGCAGGGCATAAACGGGCGCGACACAGCCCCGATGGCGAGACGGTACTCGAGGAGTGCAGCATCTGCCGGCTGCAGTGGGTCATGCCGAGCCGATGGTCGTTCCTCTACAGGCCGAAGACGATTCACAACCCGAGTGTCTTCAAGAGAAGAAGATCAAACAACGACTAGCCCATGTAGCGGACGGCGTGGCCGGCCCTCAGTAGCTCGTCATTTACGCAGACGAGTTGCTGGGGGCCTTTTTCGATCCATAGCTCACACAGCCAGCGTCCCCACTTGCCCTTCTTGCGGCCCTTGTGCGTCTTTAGAAGCACCTCGCCATCCTCGGGCAGCATCTCCCTCACAAAGTCCCTGGCGGCACGCCCAGCCACCCTTGTGGCACCTCTGATCTCAGGGCAGTCCACGGATAGCAACCTCAGCTTTTGGCGGTGCAGGTACACGCCAAAGCCCAACGAGACAGTTGCCGTTGCGCTGTCGCCATCGTACACATCCTCGGGGAGGATGATGGCACGATATCCGAACCTACTTGGCTTCGCCCTGGACACGTCGGATTCCTTTCACGACTGGCTTCCCGTCCACGCTCATGATCTCCAACTCCCACTCCTGCGTCTCGGGGGCCACCACCGCGGGAGACGGATCAACCACCAACGGTGCGGTATCTGGCTTCATCTGGAACAGGCCACTGGCAATGCCAAGACCACCCCCGGCCAACGTCGCCAGGGCGAGGCCCTTCCAGAAGCCACCACCGTCGATGAGGTTGACCGCACCGTTGCTGGGGTACGTTCCAACGTCAACCTCACCAAGACCAGCATCCTTGGCCATCGTCTTTCTCCTGATCTTCAATCGCTGAGCGATATCGTGAGCCCAAATGTTAGCCACCAGCTGCCTCTGGCGAGACTTCGTCTGGTAGACCCGTTTCGCTGAGTCGTGCATCCGATAACTCCTCGATGAATGTCCGGTCCAGTTCAACTAGCTCGGACATTGCCCTCTCCTGCTGATCGGCCAGGCGAAGGGCGAGCGCGACCGCCTCCTGCAGACGGCCTTGCTCATCCAACGCCAACAACCGAGCAGCCTCTTCCCTTTGCTCAGTCGTGGTCAGCATCAGGAACTCGGGTTGATGGGTGCTTCACGCATGAGCAACTGACGCGCTGCAGCTGCCTCCATCACGTCAGGTTCTGAGAGATTCTTGGTGAAGACCCGGTCGATCAGGACCAGGGTCGTCTGGCTCGCATCGCTGGCACGACCGATTCGCTCACCAGCTGCAGCTTCCAGCAGCACTTGAATATCAACGGCCATGTCATCTACTCCTTCACAGGTCGCAGTCGGATCCTGATGGTAGCCCTGAAGTTGCTGCGCCAATCTTCCAGGGACTCCAGCCTCGACAAGAGGTCTGATGTGTCTGATGCCGTCCCTGGCGGGCCTGCTGGCCCAGTATCTCCTCTACCCCCAGCAGGACCGGCGGGACCAGCTGGCCCCGTCTTCCCCTGGGATGGTTCTAATTCCGCCAACCGCCGCTTCAACTCCAGTATCTCCCGGGTGCGGTCCTTGTCGCCCCAATCAGATCCCTCTGGACGTGGACCGAACGCTTTATGCTCCTTCAGGAAGGCAACCAGCTGGGCATGACTTGAGGAGAAAAGTTCCTTGTCGTCCTTCCCATGGCTGGCAACGCCAATCAGGTTGCCACCAGCATACACGCCAGCCCCCGAGTCGCCATCGCGGTACTTGCCGCCTGACACCTTGTAGCCACGACGCATAAACATCTGCTTACTTGTTGTGTCCCGTATCTCGCGGGGTCCGGTCGCCTTCAGCTGCTTGGGTCCGTGCCGGCCATACGCGGTGACCGACTTGATCACCGGAGGAGCCGCCACCACCCGGGCCAGGGACTGGCCTGAGCTTGGGATCTTGAACAACGCGAGGTCGGTCTTGGCATCGGCAGCTACCCAGCTGCCCTTCACCCTGCTCCCACTCTGCAGGATGACGTACACCTCGGTGCCTGCCTTGCCCGAGCAGTGAGCCGCACTGACCCCATATGTGTGCCCCAGGTCACGGTGGACCAGCGTGCCACTGCATCCACCAACCTGGACTGCCCCTGGGGGGAGGTGTGACGGGGGGACAGCCGAGCACAGCACAAGAGCCAGTGCGGCCACCGAGTGGAACCTCATTTCTTTTCCTTCTCCTTCTTCTTCCCGTTAGCCTGGATCATCTTGCGACCAGCCTCAAAGCCACCAATCAGGATCAGCAACTCGATGATCGTGGTGACCTCTGTTTTGTCGAACGATGACGAGTTCAAGTACAGGAAGACCGTGAGCCCAGTAAAGATCACGGCTAATCTGACGATTCCCCAGAACGGATGACCACCATTAATCTCAATCATGCAACCTCCTTGTTATAATCAGCCCTGGCCCGTCTCATCACGGATGACCTCACGGGGACGGATCCCCGGGCGGGCCACCTACCACGACAATCTCCACACGAGGATCGTCCTTGTCAACCGAAACCTCGGGCATCTGGGGCCGGAATCCATAGTCGTCAACGCCCAACGCCGCGGCTATGCCATCATAGGCGTATTTCAGCATCGCGGCCATGTTATCCCGGTCGCGGCGACGCTTGTCTTTGTAATAGAATGTCGCCTGCAGCCTCGAATCAGACCAGTCAACGTCCCCCCGCCTCCGACTCACAAGCTCTGTGAAACAGGCCACCCGGCACTCTTCGCGGTACTTCTTCGAGTGTTTATGACGGGTTCGCCAGTGGCAGCGTGAGTTAGGGCTCAGCTGCCTCGGAGGGAGGGGACAAACGACGGTTATCTGAGCAGTCACTCGGGTGCCCCCTCTGGTTCAGCCGTATCATCATCGATGTACGGCTTGGACCGCTTCACCCTTTCTTCGGCCTTTTCTATGTTGCCCTGCCACATCTCGGCAGCTGAGAAGTTGTGCTCCCCAGCGATCTCCTGATGGGTCCACAAGATATCGTGCTTCCAGCCAGCATCTAGGAGACGCTGCATCCGCTGGCGGATCACCTTCGCCGGCGGGGCCTCCTGGAACCTAGCCTGGTCGAGTCGGTAATCCTCCCCCATGATGCCAGCATCACTGGGGGCTCCATAGTTGTCGCTACTTGGCTTCGGTATCGGCATCGATCGGTTTCCTTGCAATGGTTAGAGTGTATCGCAGTCTCTTGTGTGCCAGCAGCCCGGCCATCCCCACACAGGCCAGCCCGTGCAGTTGCGTCCTCAGCGGGATGCAATTGGTCCCGTCACGGTAGATGGCCCTGCCAGCTGAGTCGAAAATCGACTCGGCCACGTTGGGGGTGAAGTCAAGCTCCTGCTCCACCTCGAACCCAGCGTTGACCAACTCGGTCATCAGCGGGACCTCGTACAGGTCCGGAACGTGGAAGCCAGACCGCACGTCCTCGTACAGCTTGAGCAGGCCACCGGCATGGTGGATGTCACCATCCAGCATGGCATCCAGCACGAGGAACACGCCACCAGGACGCAGTGCCTTCTTCACGTTGGCCAGCACAGCTTGCCGGTCCCATGACTGGCACAGGCTCTCGATCGCGTAGACCCCGTGGAGGTCACGAAAATACTCGGGCAACGACGGATCGTGGTAGTCGAACGCCACCACGTCGACAAACGCGGGAAGTTTCATTATTGCAATACGCTCTTCCTTGATGCTTGAGCAGACACCTGCCAAATCCCAAGAACGACTGCGTTTAGAGTGGAGGTGTTTCAGGGTGCCGCCAATCCCGCATCCCAGATCCAACACGTTCCAACCTCCCTCGTCCGATCGAGGAGGCATTTCCCTGACCAGGGTGTTCTCGATGAGCCGGTTGGTGTTGATCTTGGGCTTGGTGCTCATCCCGTCTATGTGCAGCCCGTAGTGGACGCACCCGTCTGAGGCCCCGTTCTCCATCCTCGACAGCCACACGTCCTCGTAGTAGGTGGCCACTTCCCTCAGCTGTTCCTTGTTCATGCCTTGTCCTTTAGCAGTTTCTCGATTTCCGGGATCGCTTCCTCGTATGCCCGGGATACGCAGGTGAAGAACTTGTCGAGGTCCAGGTCCAGCCCGAAGTTGCCCATCTCCGAGAGACGGGTCAGCTGGGTGATCACCCGGTACTTGCATGCGTTCCTCTTCAGCTTCTCGATTATCGTGGGCACGGGCTTCTCAGGGTTGTCCCACTCAACCGAGAGGACTTTGAGGAGCCACTTCTTGAGGTGGTGGTAGTCCTTGATCTTGCCACCGCCGCCCCCGTGCTGCAGTTCCGAGACGATCGCCTGTAGCTCCGGGTCACCCCAGTCGTGAGGCTCAACCGACTCTCTCCAGGTCTTGCTCCCCAGCATCACTCCCAGTACCACCAGTTCCAGTGCCCTGGACGGTGACAGCGTCTCCTCCTCGGGACTTTGTTCCCTCTTCCGCGATGATGACATCGTACAGCCTTGTTAGCAGTTTGACGGAAACTGGCTCCTGCTTCCTGAAGATCCGAGACATGTGGTACTTGTTCACGCCCACTCGCTCAGCCATGTACGTCTGAGTCCACCCAAACGCTTCCTTCACCTCAACGAGTATCTTGTGCCCATATTCCGAGGCATCCTTCCTGGCCCGGTCCATGAGGTAGTACGAGTTGGCCAGACGTTCCAGGTGCCACATCGACTCGTTGGGCATCTCTTTGGTGTTCATAGCTGTCCTTTCTTCAACGGTTCCGCCGTCCCCGCGACTTGTTTTACGACGCTCGCAGACTCGGCAATTCCTCACGTCGTTCTCGATACCAAAGGGAAGGTATTTCCCAGCGAGCCATCGGTAAGGCATCGCCAGTCCCTCGCTTTGGGCAGGGGTCAGATCGCACTAATCAGAACAAATTGTCCCCCGGGGATCTGATCCCGGGCAGTCAGCTACTTCTTGTTTATGTCATCCAACGGTTCCCCTGTCCAAAGATCCAGTCCCGCGGTCTCCCGCTCGCTCATGACTTCAATCCACTGATCGTGGCCTGGGACCTTCCCACCGACCGTGTTCCGAGGCCCTGCAGCTGTCGACGCTGGGCGGTTCTGACCACCAACCGGGTGCCGATAACTGGTTATCACGTTCTGCATCAGCGGTAGTATCTCCCGTGTCCCCTTCCAACTCTTTGCCATCCTCGCCTCCTTGCGTACACCCAGGACACAGCTGCTCCACGCTGAGCCTCTCGAAATCAGAATAGCATTCCTGGCATATCCCCATTAGATGTGAGCCCAGTTATTCTTGGCCAGCCTGCCAATAAGCCCGCTCGCCTCCTGGCGACTCATCTCCTTCGTTGCCAATCCATGCTTCTTGAGAAGCCGGCACTGCTTGTAGCTGGCCAGCTGTTCCTTCGACCTCCCGATCAGCGAGTCCATCAGGGTGCTCGCCCCGTGAAAGGTAAGATCCTCAATCCTGTGCCACTCGACTCCAAACTTCGCGAGGGCCTCTTTCTGTTTGTGAGTGGGCATTCGACCCTTGTGCCATCCCGGTTCACGAGATGGAACGACATCGAGGACTCCGAAGGGGTCGGCACGTCTTGCGTCGTAGGAGACTTGCCTCGCCACAATCTCACGACGCTGTTCCAGGTGAGTCGCATATGCCACCTCAGCTTCCTCAAGGGCACGGATCACGTCGCCGCCATCCTCGGCCAGCTTCTCCTTCGCCAGGTCAACCACCTCGTCCGGGTACTTGCCACCCAGCACATCGGTGCTCGTGATCAGCTTGTGCCTGCTGTTCCCAACAAAGTCCAGTATCTTGATGTGCGGCTTGGCACTGGCAGCGATCGCCGCCTTCCGTTCGTCCGGTGTCTCCAGTCTCCAGCCGTCACCCTCGATCACCCCGGGTAGTATCCTCGTGCCCCTGCCACACATCTGGGCCACCAGGCTACGGCTCTTGGATGGCCGGCCCATGCTCAGCGTCTGCACCTGCGGGCAATCGTACCCCTCGGTGAGACAACCCACGTTGACCGCGTACTGGTAGAACCCCTTGGCAAACCCCTGCAGGGCCCGCTTCCTGGCCTGCTTGTCCCGTGAGTTCACAACGTGCTGGTAGTTCTCACTGGCCGGGACCTTGGAGACGAGGCAGAACGCACGACCTTCCATCTTCCGGTTGAATATCTCAGCCAGCCGGCTCGCCTGCTGGATACCAGCTGCAAAGACCATGCACTGTTCACTCCCGGCTATCTCCATCGTGGGCATGGCCACCTTGTGCAGCACGACCTCCCGCGACATCTCCGACTGCAGGGCCTTACCCTGGAAGTCGCCACCCTGAATCTTGATCTCGTTGAACTGGATATCGTCAACCGTGATGATCTCCTGCTGGATCGGGACCAGCCAGCCGTCCCCGATGGCCGAGGGGCCACCCGCGGGGTCCATCAGCGGGTACTCAAACGCCACGGTATCGAACGTCTGCCCCAGTGCCAGTTCATCCGTCCGGTCTGGCGTGGCCGTGGCACCCAGCACCCGCAGGTCAGGATTCACGCTGAAGTAGTCCAGAATACGCTGGTACGTCTTGTTCTGGTGTACCGCGTGATGAGCCTCATCGATGATGATCAACCCCACCTCCTTCGGGTCGGGGAACGCTCGCTTGAGCCGCTTCTCACGGTACAGGCTGTCCTTGGATGCAAACGTCATCTTGGACTTCGGGTTGCTTGATCGTCGGAACTCACCCATCTCGATCTCACCATGCTCACCCGTCTTCTGCTGCCACCGCTCCCACGGTTGCCAGACCAACTCCTCCCGGTGAGCCAGGACAAGCACCTTCCCCTGCGGCCAGCGGTCAGCGATCTCCAGGAACGTCTCGGTCTTCCCCGTCCCTGTCGGCATCACCATCAATGCCGAGGTGAAATCGTTCAATGCCGAGATCGAGTCAGCGCAGCACGTCACTTGAAAGTCACGCAGGTAACTCACTTATCAAGCCCCCTGTGCTTTCCAAATTGCTCATTATTCAGACCTGGGTCTGGAGCCATATAGTCATCCCAGTCGTTGAGTTCAGCCGATCCACCAAGGGTGCGAGTGTCCCTGGCAGAACGGCCAATCTCCTCGGTGCCCCTTCTGCTTAGATCTCTCACCCTCGACACTGATGAATACTCATTGAGAAGGATCATCTTGATGCACTTTTTGCAGAACCGCCCGTCGTTCGTTTCTGCCTCCTGTTTGACACATTCGGCACACATCCCGTCAGGTCTCGGATCCGGCATCCCTGTCACTTCCTCAACCCCTCGGGCAATGCGTTGTACTGGTCGCGGTGCATCCACCCCAGCTGGTCACACATGTCGCACCCCTTCCCCTTGCAGACCGGGCACACCGCATGTGGCCGAGCCGCGATCAGGGCGTTCGACACGTTGCTGCAGTCAGCCTCGACCGCCCGCAGCGGCAGCAACTCGCCACCCTCCTCCTCCGAGATGACCCGGGCACTCGCCTTGATCTCACCAATCTTGTAGATCAGGCCCCGGATCCCCTTCGATGTCTTGAACGTATCGATGAGATTTTCTGGCACCGGGATCTCGTTCCCGTCAACCACGGGAGCCTTCTCGCGCTCGACAGCCTTGTGCCCCTTGCTGACCGAGCGGTTGAGCATCCGACGCAGGTCAGCTGCCTTCGCCTCGTCACCGCCGGCCTCGGCCTCATCGATTGCCTTGACAACGACACTGGCCCTCTCGGCGGTCATGCCGCTCATCCCGACAGCTTGGGCAGCAATGTCTCTCGCAGTGCCAGTCTTCCCCTCCTCAGCCTGGCCTCTCCCGCCCTTACCTCTATCTTCCGCCAGTCGACTCTCAACCTCCTTCAGCACATCGAACTCACGAGCCCGCTGCTCATTGGTCTTGTTACGCTGCCGGTTGGACAGGATCAGCAGGCGGATGGCCTCGTCGTCGGTCCCGACCAACTCATCGGGCTGAATGATCACCGGGACCTCGTCCATCTCCAACGCCCTGGCCGCGTTCATCCGGCGATGCCCCGAGAGAACCACTGTCAGCGGGGCCCCGTCTGTCAACTCCTCCTTCGCCAAGATGGGCTCCAGAACGCCAAGACGCTTGATCGACTCGATGAACTCCTCATCCGGTGCATCACGGTAGATATCCTCATTGACCTCGTGAGGCTCCAAGTCAAACGGGTTCATGTAGATCACTTTGTGTGTCATACTTCTCACTTTCAATTGCTGATACCACATCGATAATATTCTTGGCTATCACTGACGTGCAGCAATCCAGCAGTTCCCGGGCAACTGGAATCGCACCGTAGGCAATCGCCATGTCCATCGCGTCCACAAAGTCCTTACCGACTTCCTCCAGCTGAATCTGTTTTTTTATAGCCTCGTCGGCTCTGTCTATGCGCTCCTCGGCAGTGGGCGGTTTCAACGAGAGACCTTTCTTGTCCAACTGCCTCTTGATTGCGTCCACCGTGGAGGGACCGCAGTTCTTGACCGAGAGTAGCTGCGACTCGGTGGTCCTGCAAAGTTCGTCCAGCCTGGTGATTCCCAGACTCGCGAACGCTTTGCGCGCCCTGACCATCCAGAAGAAATCCTCCTTGAGTTTCTCCCGCTCAGCAGCGTCTGCAGCGTCTGCAGCGTCTGCCTTTCTGTGCGCCTCGACCGACTCCGGTAGAATTGTCATATCTCCTCACCTTCCTCCATTGCTGCCACGAGCATCTCCCCCACGGGGACACCCTTTTCAACATTCACCTGGATCAGGTCGAGGGTCGCATTGACCAGTGCCTCTGAGTCCCGGATCTCACCGATCGAGGACTTCGTCCCGTCCCACAACCACTCGACCACCTTGTTCGCCTCGTCTGGCCCCTTGCACCCAGCCTTCATCAAGGCCTCGTTCAACTGGTCAACTGCCTGAACTTCCTCCTCCACTGCCGATTGCTCTGCCTCAACCCGGGCAGGGGAGCCACTAGGGCTGGTGTTGTTAGGCAAAGCCCAACTCGGCAGCTTCGGAGGAAGCCAGAAGAACCACTTGTCTCCACCCGGGCCCTGGCACTTCGCCCGCTTGGCCCCGGGGACCTTGTTGTCATGTATCTCAGCCCACCCCTCATCCAGGTCGTAGAGGTAACGACCGATCCCCCACTGGCAGGCTGCTCGCTTCATGCTGTCCGAGAGGGCAGACTTCACCGCCTCGATGTCACGGGCTTCTGCACCGTCCCACTTGGTGACCCAACACTCCGTGTCCAAGCAGACACAGACCGAGAGGCCGCAGATCACGCCGCCAGCGGGGCCAGCCTTGTACTCGTTGCTCCAGCGATCAGGACCCAGGACATCATCCAGCCTCTGTTGGATCGCCCGATTCGTCACATACGCCAGACACAGTGCCCAGACGTTCCCGTCCTTCCTGCACCCGCTGCGACCGATCCTCCACTCCACCTCCTGCGGTGCAAACGGGGCCTGCAGCTTCTCCCAATCGATATCAACTGTCATCATCTTCCCTTTCCTGTTCCATGGTCACGAGCAGCAACTCGTCTACCTGATCCGAAGAGATGTACTCTTCACTAGTTCGCATCCCGGGACCAACTCCCCTTCCTTCAGCGAGGTGAGGATCGCTGACTTCAACACCTTGACATCACCCTGTTCCAGGTACCGCGGGGGGATCACCGCCTGGTCGACGATGCCCACTCGACCCGGGGTCTCCTGAACACGCACCGTGAACAGGTCGTCCTTCACCAAGTCCATCTCCATCCCAACCATCTGGTCGTGGACATAGTTCTTCAGCCAGACCGCCTTCCCCTTGAAGGACTGCTGCTTACCCTTCAGCCGGTCGATCTCCGCACCCACTGCAGCCACCGAGGACTCAAGCTCCTTGATGACCTTCACGCAGTTGACCACCTTCTCCTTGAAGCTGCCACCAAGGTGCTTGAGTTCCCCCAGCAACTCATGGCTGAGACCCCCCTCCTCGGTGGCCAGCTGCACCAGCTTGTCCATCTCCTGGGGATACTCATACAGCTTCATCGACCCGCTCCTTCCCCACCAACTCGTCCCGCAGGATCTTCACGTTGTCCGGGGCATCAACGCCCAAGCGAACGAAGTTGCCGTGCAATTCCAGCACGGTGACCGTGATCTCCCCATCCAGGACAATCGACTCGCCTTCCCTTCTACTCAACACCAGCATTGCCTTCTCCTTGGTTGCTGTAGGTTGCTGGGCTACTATAGACGAACCTGCAGCTAGTGCAACCCACAAAATCTAGCGGTTGCCGCGTGGTTGCACCACTACGAGAAAGGTATGATAAATTTATCATACCTTTAGGGGTACACGATCTTCGCGGCGCGTCGTCGCTGGTAGAGGGACTCTATCCGCTTCGCTGGCGTCGCGTCCTCGATATCCGGGAAGCCACGCATGAGCAGGCTCTTTGCGCTTTTTCGCTGCTTGTAGAGCTTGTCTCGCAGCTTGTCGCCCTCTGCGATGTTCCCCTGCTCGTAGGCCCGGAACATCCGCATCTCCCTTTCTTCACGCTCCAGCATGGTCGACTCCATCCGGAACGGATCCCTGTCCAGTCGCATGGTGTCGATGTTCTCCAGGGCACTCTCGGCCAACTCGGAGGCCTTGTTGCTGATCTCTCTCCGCTTCGTCTCGTCCTTGGTCATGGCACGGATGTGGAACAGGAGGCTGACCGCCCGGGTCGCGTCACCCAGCAGCATGTATTCCCTGTTCTCTTCAGGCGTCTCGGCTGTCACCCGATCACCATGCCTCGTGTAGACAAACTCCCAGACATCGTAGAGTTCGTTGACAGGCCTGGTACGCGACCCAGCCTTGCCGCCCCTGCGGAATACTCTCCCGAGGATCGGGACATCGCTGAAGGACTGCAGCTTCTTCCCGGTGAACAGCTGGTCCAGGGATTGACCCGCCATCAGGTAGTCCCTTGCCGCCGGCCCCGCGACCGAGGTGATGGCATGATCGACTTCCACTGGTGACATCCCCGCGAGATTGGCCAACCACCTCGCGGCCACCGTGGTGTACTCGTTGTACTGCTGCTCCCGCGGAATACGGTCCCTTCCACCCGGGCCAAGGAACGCGGAGGAGACCACGGGAGTCCCGAAGTAGGACTTCCGATTCATCCCCAGTTCCATCACCGTCTGCCAGCCCTTGCCCAGGGCACTGCTCGGGGAAGCCTTCATCCGTTCAAAGTCCCACGGGAGGTCTACTGGACTGTGGCTCTCCGCGATCGTGAAAGCATAATCTTGAAGCTCGGCCCATTTCAGGACCTCGTCCGGTTCACGCCTGTACCATGCGTCGAGGAATGCCACGGCCAGGCCGGCGAACAGCTGGCCTGAATCGTGAGCCATCGGGATCATTACCACCACATCCTCGCCAAGGATGTTCGTCGGGTAGAACATGTAGAGGAACTTCTCCCGGGCATTCAGCCGGATCCACCAGTCCTCGTCCTTGTTCCTGAACCAGTTGGCGATGGCCAACCCGGCAAGCTGCAGGCCACGGGTGGCAAAGTGGACTGGCCCCGTGGGGATCCCTGCCAGTTTTCCCATACGCACTGGTCGCTTGGCTGCACGGATCGCAGCCCTGGGCCCCTGTATCGCCGCGTTGAAGAACGGGACGTACTGGTTGTAGGCACGGGATATGTCCCCAGCTGCCGTGAAGTCCACGGTCACCTGCTTCCCTGCAAGGATCAGATGCTGGGCAATCTCCGGGGTCATCGTGTCACCAGGCTTCCAGCCTATCTCCGCGGCGATCGTCCTGATCTCGGCCATTCGCGTGGCAGACTCGGGGAACTGGAGGAAGTCTTTCCAGAACGAGAGGAATGACTTCCAATCGTTCCACAGGTGCCTGGGGATCCTCGCAGGATCGGTGACGTAGCGAACGACACGCTTCCCGATGTTCTTCGACAACAGAACGTCACGCGCCGACTGGGCCACGAGGTCCGTATCCTGCGCTAGCGGGAGTGCCATACGCCCACCCAGCCGCAACCACAGCTTGCTGTATTTCGACCTGACCCTGCCCCCGGTGATCGCTGAGACGAACTCCTCACCAAACGACAACACGAAGTTGGTGAACAGCGTGAGACCGTTGGCACTGCTTGCCGTGTTCAGGTACAGCGTCTGGAAGTCACGCAGCGGGTTGGTCACCAGCCCGAACGAGGCCCGGAACCCAACGGTGCCTGCACGGAACAGCCGAGCGGTATGCCGCGGCATGATCCCGATAATGTCGACCGCCCACCGAGCCCAGTTGTTCTTTCGCATGAACTCCAGCCCATCCGCACTCATGCTCTGGACTGCCTGGTAGATGGCCGGCTCCATCTTGTACCAGCGGACGGTCCCGGACTCGTCCATCACCGGGATGATCGGCTCGCCTGACTTCGGGGTGAGGGCGAGACCGTAGAACTCGATCATCTTGTTCTCGAAGTCGACCTCGTCCAACTCCATCGGCAGTCCACGTTTGTCGGTGATCTGCGGATCCAGGCCCTTCCCCTTCAGGTCGGCCCACACCTGCTTCGCGGTGGACTCAATCCTCGCAGCGTGTTTCAGTTCCTTGCCACGCACCTCCTGGAAGATCAGATTGCCGAACCCGAGCGGTTCACCGAGCTTGTCGCTGAAGCCCCCGGCCATTGAAATCATCGACATGACAACCTTCCGGTTGTGTGCGGCAAGGATCAGCCTCTCCGCGTTCGATATGGCCGTCTGGATGGGGTCCACAACCGAGATGAGCTTGGAACCCTTGAGCGCGTCGAAGACATCCGTGTAGCTGACGCGGGGTCCACCGTGCTGGGCAAGTGCAAGGTTCATTGTCCGCATGTAACGGCGGAGCGGAGCGTAGTCACCACGCTCTTCTTCCTTCCTCCGGATCCTCTCGACGATCGCCCCAAAGAACGGATCGGCTTCCGCGACGTACTGCAGTACCCCGTCATTCCACCTGTAGAAGATGTCCGCACCAGCCCCGAACCGACCGCGATCCGACCCGGGTAGCGGGTACATCTTCTCAAGTTTGTCGATGATCTTGGTCGCCTGCAACTCGGTCATCGGGGTTTCAAGCGGATCCGGCTCCCTGCTGGTGACGTTGCCGTCTTCATCCCATGTCATCTTCTCGTTATGGATCAGCTTCAGGGAACGACGGGCCACGAGGTAGATGGTGAAATCCTCGTAGTCCTTCGGCTTGACGAATTTCTCCATCTGAGCCAGGGAGACCCCGCCTTTCACGAGGTCCCGGGCGAAGTTCACCATCCCGTCATTCACCATCTGGTGAACAACAGCCGAATGCTGCAGCCTCAGTGCCTGGCCCCACATGTACGGGCTCTTGTCTCTCGCGAGCTTCTTGCCCGTGGTTTTCTCGTACTGCATCTCGAACAACTCAAGCGGCTGCAGCGAGTCGACGAATTGCCTGACCAGCATGTTAGGAGCCAGCCGCATCATGTCCTTGAACTCTTGGTACCGCACCTCAAGTGACGCGGGATCCACCACGAGGTTAGCCCGAGCCCAGTTCAGCAGGCCCTGGTCCCTGGCACTGGTGACCATCCCGGCTATCCGGTTCATCTCCTTCAGTGCCTTGCGACCATTCGGTCTCCCGGCCACCGTGGTCTCGAACCACTTGAGAGCGTTCGGTGCCTTGTCCTGAACCTCAGCCCTGTTCTCCAGGTACAGGCGGATGAACTCGGCAAACCCTTCTCTCGCAAGTCCACCCTTGGGCTTCTTACCCTCGCCCCACAGGTCGACCCCCAGCTGCTTCAACTCCTCGACAACCTCCTTGCCGACTGCCGCGGACTTCCACGGGCTGGTCCTGCTGATCTTCCCGCTTACTGGGTCCTCCACCAATCCGGTGCCGAAGATCAACACCTCGATGGCATGCCCGATCTCGTGGAACGCGGTGAGCATATCGTCCGCGTTCCGGATCTTCACCATCAACTCTTGCCAGTAGGTCTCTCCAAGAGCACCAGGCGACTTCATGGTCCCGGTCTGGATCGGGAAGTCGCCGATCCCCTTGTACCCGAACAGCCTGGGCAGCTTGGATAGCCGGCGGATGATACTCCAGATCGCGATCGGGCGACCACTCCCGGCTCGCGGGTCCTCGTGGGTCCAGAAGTCGTGTACACCAGGCACTGCCCCAGCCGGAAGTTCAGCAGGCGGGCGGGCTACATCAATGAGCCTCGGCTCACCCTCTTCCGGGATCACTTCTCCAGCTGCAGGTCTCCTTGGCCGCGGAGGCGACGGGTCTGCACCAAACAAGCCTTCCCCTTCCGCCGCCCCGGGGGCTGGCTCCACCTCAGACGCCTGCGTGAAGCCGGATTCGTGGACTGCCAGATACCAGTCCGCATCCGCGACTTCGCCAAAGCCGGGATCGAACTTCCCGCCCTCGATTACCTTCACCGTCGACACGCCCTTACCCAAGAACTCGCCCTGCCTGAACGCCTCGACATCTATTCCTTGCCAAACTTCAACCGGCATCGGATCAGCGAACTTGTACTTGCTGATTGCTTTTGCAAGATCCTTGGCCTTTTGTCTGGTCTTCTCGTTTTTGATGTTGTCAAATGGGTAGTTGGCGTATTCCGATAGTTGGCCCGCCGCGTCTTTGGATTCAACAGGCACACCAAACTTGTTGTACTTGGCCGCAGAGGCAACAACGAACTGTATCCAATCGTGGTGCGCGAATGTTCGTATGCGTTCATTGATTATCAGGGCTGGCGTTACGCCCGTCTTTGTTGTCCTGTCATAGTCCCCGGCCCACACTGTGGCCTCTGCGAAGTCGGTGGTGAAGTACACCCCAAAGGTGTCCATCATCGGGTCGCCCGTCCTCACAAGTGCGCCAGCCTTCAACTTGCCATGAGTGTCCGGGTCGTATGTCTGGCTGCCGTGCCACACGATCAGCGGCTCACCGTTCTCGTCACGGACTACATCGTCCCTGCCTTCTGCCCAGGCCAGCAGCTTGTCTACCTTCGCCTGCTCTGCTGGGCTAAGACCCTCTTCCGCCTCCGCGTCCACTCCAAGCCTGTCGAGGCCAAGGAGCACGGTCAGCAGTTCGCCGTTATCCCTCTCGTTGTCGGCAATCGCTTCAATTTCATCCGGGGTCATCTCCGGCAACGATATCTCTTCCTCGCCCAGCGAGGTCACATCCACTGGAGACTTGTACCCCGGTTCGTTCCGCCTGTTTCTTGCACTCCAATACAGCTGGTTCGAGCCAGCGGGATACCCGAGCGATCTCACGCTGCGCCAAACCAGGACGGTCTTCCAGATCTCAAGCCTTGCTCGCCTGTGCCTGAAGGATGCCTCGTTCAGGGTTTGCTGTCTCAGGTCCTCACCGCCCTCCTTGAACGCGGCTTCTACCTGACGGTCCATCTCATCGATACGATCCATTATCCCCATCAGCTGTACGGTCAGTTCCTCTTCCTGACGGTCTCGCTCCGCCTCGGTGAAGCTCTGGCTGTCCAGATCCTCGGCAGTCTCACCCTTCGCAGGCATGTCCTCCTTGGGGAGCACGTCCGCGAAAAAGGCTCGTGCATCCTTGGGGCCCTTTACCACGATCTCCTGGCCTATCTTGATCAGCTGGGTGACATCGTCTTGGAGATTGGTAATCTCTTCCGCCACGTCGGTCAGACCGAACTTCTCTTTGATCGCGTCTTGAAGCTCCTCATTCCCCTCAAGGTAGGCCCTGATGCTCTCGACGAGACGCGGGGCCAGGGTTGCGTCCTTCTCTTCCGCTTCCTGCAGGGCCTGCTCATTCGGGTCAGGGACCTGCACGGGCACTGCATCCGGATCACGAGTTTCACTTAGCTCGGTTGTCCTGCGGGCTGGCTTGTAACCGGCAGACCCGAATTTGGCACCGTCCCTTTCCGGCACCTCCCAACTCTCACCCCTCTTCTTCGCAAACGCGCCGAGAGTCTCGGAGATCACCTTGGGCACACTTTTCAGCTTGGCCCTGTCAATAAACAAGCCCTCCCGCTCATTACCCAGTTCCGCATGGAGCGATTGCAGGGCAGACCGGAACACCTTCGGCTTGTCACCAATCTCCAGCAGTAGGTCCAGCATCATCCTCCCTTGAGGGGAGATCATGTCCTTCGGGTCCGTCTCGAACAGAGTCCCGGAAGCTAGGAACTCGCTAACGTGTTCCGTAGTCTTCAGCTTCCTGTGCCCAGAGATGAAGATCGCAGCTTCTGCCAACGCGGAAGAGATGTCCGCGTCCGGGTAGCTCGCCTTTATCGCGAGGACCGCTGGCAAAGAGTTGACGAATAGTCCCTTCAGGTACTTGGCATTCGAGGTCAGCTTCTCAAGGACCTCGATGTCAAATGCCGCGGACAGGAACATATCCCTGACAAGCTCTTTCCCGGCATCGGTTAGCACTAGATCG